TGTTACTCCTTAAGTAAAGTATTACTGCTTAATTGCAGTAACAGGAGTAACTATAGCATAACTTTTATCGTGTGATAAATAGCCTAGTTGGGCTTTACTGTTTGTAGTTCCTTTGCTCATTCCCATCTGTATGGACGCCTTGCGCCCACTTCTTAGCACCGTTCAATCCGGATTCTGCTGTTGCGCCTTCGATAATGAGTTCCGTAGCTTCTCTTCGGATTTCTCCCATTTCTCTAGTAAAGTCTTCAAACGTAGTAACAAGGTAGGATCTGTCGTAATCGGTTCGTTCAGGATCGCCGGCACTGGGGGCGGGGGTGGGCAGTAAGCTGCTACGGGCACCCGTTGCGGACTTGCGCAAGCTGTCAGCGAAAGCAAGCAGACTATTACGAGCGAGTTCAATTTCATGGTCGGATTCCTTTTTGTGTTGTTGGTACTTGGCGTTCTTTAAACGTCCGTCGCGGTCCGCGATTACGCCTACCGCTTTTGTTTCTGCTACGAAGGCTTCGAACCGTGCTTTAGTGAGTTGATACTGTTGACCCTGGAACCAGTAGGCACCGCTTACAATAACCAGAAGCAGGCACACCCCGGCAAGAACATAATGTATCGGGTTAAAACTAATTCCACCCATAATACCCCCTTACCTATTGAATTTAAAACGATTGTAGGGCTCCTACGTTGCACAATTTTTAGGCTTTTTCCCTTCTAGATATCCATACCTTGTACGGGTTCTTGTTTTCTTTAAACCGCCAGTAGAAGACCGCTTGCGCACCCATTTCCTGTAACTGTTCCCGTAAGTCCCGGTGTTGTTCTTGCGTCAGTACAGTACCCCGCGCTATCTTCGCTTCAAAGATACCCGGTTCCACCTGGACGACCGCGAACCCGTCATCGAACGGCGAGTAATCCCCGAACACGGTAGGTTCATTGTGTAACCGGACGAAACCTACGGACCATTCGATAGTTACTAGCCGCTTACGATTCTGCATACTTGCCCTCACATACGGCGCGTTCTTCTTCCCGGCGCGCGGTCAAGCCGTCGAGTACCTTACCCTTCTGTTTGTTCCATCTTGATATCTCGGCGCACGCCCCGGCGTAGTCCCCGGCGTTCAGTTTCTCTACCAGGGTGGAACCGCAAAAGGCGCCTACCCCTACGTTATAAGTGAACGACACGTACGCCCCGAACTCGTAGTCATACAGCGGCACCTTTACGCACCGCTTCACGCCCGCGACGTAGACGGTATCCAGTTCCTTTTCAAGTAGCATGAGTCCGCGGACTGGGTTTGACTTGTCCCCCATCTTCACGCCCTTGGTTCGCCCGAAGTCGATGGTAGGTACGTCGTTGGGTGTAGGTAGGTAGGCTTCGCTTTTATACCCTTCGTACTTCGCAATGCCCACCAGGGTAGACGCCGCGAGTACCAGTGCCCCTACTGCTTGCCGGGTTCTACTCATACCGGCGGTAGAATGGTATCGTCGGGAATGTCCAGGTTTTCTACTTTCGGTGCGATGTTAGGTTGGTCCATGATGCGAGCCATAACCGCGCCCGCTGCGCACATGGCGGCGAGTCCGGCAAAGAACCCGGGCGGTGCCCCGAACAGGTTATCTTCCATGGCAAGGAAGAAGGCTTCCATACCGCCGAGTACCGCGGCGAGGATCCCGAATTTAACGCTCCATGCTTTTTGTAAAACCTCTTGCCAGTTCGAAATTAAGTTCATGCGCCGCCCTCTTCTGTTAGTTTTTTAACGCATTCCAGCTTTGCCAGGAATTCTTCTTTGGTGTTTTCGTTAGTGTCCACGCAGGGCGCGCGCCGGTGGACCGCTGCCCGCCGTATCGGTTTGAATTTCGGGGACGCTTCCAGTATCGGGTACGCGCGTATCTCTATCTCAGGCAGGACGATTAGCGGTAGCGGGTCCGGTGCTATGGTTTGTTCTTTCGTTCCGATCCCGGAACACGCAACTAATAGAAGAGCGGATAGGCAGTATCGAATCATTTGCGTAACCTACTAGCGATGTAGTCCAGCTTATTCATACCTTCCCGGCTGAACTCTTTCTGGTCATGCTCTACGCCTGATAGCCGCTGGTCGAACTTTTCCATGCGGTCGTCTACGTACGCGTAACGCCGTTCACGTGCGCGGGATTCAGTTGCTATCTCTTGCCTGATTAATGCAATGTCTGTGTACATTTGAAATGCGGCACTGGCGACCGCGACGAAAGCGGAAGTAAGAACCGGGGTGAACCATTTCGGTAGTACGAATCCTTTGACTTCTTTTTCATCGCGCACGCCAGCACCGGGCTATTTAGCAGACAAGCACAAGGGACAACACGCCGCCGATTGCCATTAACGCGACACCGAAACCGACGGCGATAGCACCCGCCCATTTCGACCGCGCCCACTTCGACAACAGCGGGTTAATTTCTTTGTTGAAGTCGTTGTTAACATCCAGGACAAAACCTTTCGCGTTTTCCAGTTGGTTGGGATCGAACATAGTTCTGGTCCTCCTTTGTCGTATGTAACGAGTCATAAAATTTTAATCCTCTTGTCCGCGCATTCTAACAAAGCGTAACCGAAACATGTAACCCTTTTTGTTAACTGTAAGCCTTCTCCAAATACTTCAAGGAAACTACCATAATGTCGTAGCGCCCGTCTTCGACTTCGTGCTTTACAATGATCCCCCGTTTCTGGCTATTGCCCTGCGGTCCTAAATACTGTTCGTCGTGGGAATAGCAAGTGGCACAGAACAACGCCGTCTGTAACGTCTTCTTATGTATGGCTATGTCCATGTGTTGCACATGCCCCATGGTGGCGGAACGTTGCCGTTCCCGAAGCAACACAGCGGCGGAACTGACGGGGCGCCCCATAACTCCGGAGATAAAATAGTGGGAGTAGTCAATACCGTCCCTGGTAATCACGTGTAAGAAAGGGTGGTAGTTCCACCCGTATTCCTTAATCCCCAAGTCTTCCATGTCAACTTTACCCAGGAACTCCGGATTGTTATCTGCTACCCGGGTAACGCGGTGTTCGTGGTTCCCTTCGCAGAAGTCCATTACCGGCTTGTAGTTTGGTACCGCTCGTATGGGGTTCAATAGCCGTTCCATCGCATCGCGCCCGGCTTTAACATCCTTCACGTACCGGCGTCCTTCGAAGGGTAACTTACCCTTATCGTAAATAGACAACGAGGGCATATCCCAAAAGTCCCCGATATTGATAATGTTGTCGGGTTGCTTTTCCGCTATGTAGTTCCCTATCCATTCCCAGTGATCGGTATTCACCCCCTCCTTCACTTGCCCGTCGGGTATGACTATGTGCATTTTCCCGAGCCGTTGCCGGGTGTGTATCCGCGGGGCTTCCTTGCGAAAAGTCGGGCGAAGCCCGGCTATCTTTGCGTTCTTTACCCTGTTGTCCAGGGTACTGCGGTCTATGCCGCACCCTGCTTTCGCTGCTAGTGTTGTGCTTCCGAATTCTTCAACCAGGTTTAATGCTTGTACCAGTAGTTCGTTCGACAAACGGGGAGTCGGCATATCAAACCCTTACCGTGAGTGCATTGGTACCGCTCAGTATGTACAACCCCTGGACCGGTACGCCCCCGCTTGCCGCCGCCGCGTTGCTGGCGAAGGTCGGGAAGCTGCGGGGCTTGCGGTAGTTAATCAGCGTCCCGTTCTGGTGGTAGTCCACCGAGTCGCTAGCCTGAACAGTACCGGCGAATGTAGTTACGCCGCCCGGCGCCGCGTAGCCGCGAGCCTGTACATTGTTCTGCCCGCCCGAGTTGTAGAAGTTGAAAGGTGTACGCTTGTGGAAACCATGGAAGTAAGCCGCTTCCACTTGGTTGTTCCACGCCTGGTTCGCGTCCCCGAACTGCATACCGTAAACCTCGTCGTTCGTGAACCCGTCCCCGAGTCCGCACGAGTAGCGGTTTCCAATGTGCTGATTGGATCCGCCGTTGAACACCACCAGGGCGGTACCGTTGACGCCGAACGGGGCGTAAATAAGGCTACCGCTAATACGGTCCCCGGCGCCGTTGTGTCGTACCTGTTGCGTGCGGCACCCTTCGAAGTGGCTAGCTTCTACTTCGCACCCGCCGCTGCTACTGAACGCCGCCCAACAGCGGTTCGCAGTCGTGGACCGGTGCCATATGTGAGCATTGATAAAGCGACCGTTACCGAACGGGTCTACCTGGATACCGTTAAAACCGTTGTCCGCTGCTTGCGATGCGTCGATAACCATAAGGTTTTCAACGAAAGAGTCATGGGGACCGTTGAACCGCCACCCGTGGTACCCTACCCCATCTATGACGATATCGCGGAATGTTCCTTCCATCGACACGCTACCGTCACCCCACTGGGTACGCATACCGTCATGGCGGCAATTGCGAATGTACAAACTTTGGAAGTGCATACCGTAACCCCATATCGCAATCCCGCAACCGGCGGTAGGGTTGTTCGGCATGTTGCCGTCAATGGTGAAGTTTTTTAAAACTACGTTGTTCGCACCGTCCGTCAGGCTGTACGTGGGGTAGTTGAACAATCCCGCGGCACCGTATCCGGTAATTACGCTGGCGTTAGAACCCGGGGCGGCTTTCAATATCGTGTTGTATCGGGACTCGCCGCTGATAATGTCCCTGTGCTGGACCGTGAGGTTCACTTCGTATTCATGCGCACGGAAGAAGAGTTCCCCGGACCGCGCCCGTGCTGCCGCTTGCGCGTCGGCTATGGTGGGGTAGTCGTCCACTACCACCAGTTCGGCGCCGCCGTTTACAGGGTTGCCGAGGTTGCTTATTCGTACGTCGTGGTCGTCCAGTGTGTTATTTATTGCGGTAAGGTAATCCGCTACAGCGGAAAAATTAGCGTTTACTTTATTGGCGTCCGCTAATGGTGCCGCTGTTGCTACCAGTTCTATTGTCATGTATCGCCCTCGTGTAAATGGTCACTGCCAGGTGTAACCGAACCGGCGTACTGTATGACAACTGGTATGAAACATCAAGGCAAAAGAAAAGCCGCCCGGGTTTAAGGGGCGGCTTGGTTACTGGCGGTTCTCTATTTGTACATTTCGATTTGTAATTCCGCGTGTTCTATTGCACGCTTCCAAGTGGGTAGCCACTTTGAAGAGTAGGTATGCACGTCATGGGCTTTAACTTCGCCCTTGTACCCGCGGGCAATGGTGAAACTCTTGTCGGTGTGGCGGGTGATCTTTACCCACTGCCCTTCCGCCCGTACATACTTTTCTCTTATCATTTTCTTATTCCTAATCGTTGGACTACGGTTAGAAATATATCACCTGATAGCGTAACCGTCAACTGTTACTTTTTCGGCGGTCCGGCGATGAGTACGGAAAAGAAAAGCCGCACGTACCTTTCGGCTTAAACGTGCGGCGTTGTTACCTATATAACCCGCGTTGGTGCGCTGAACTTCGGCGGTCTATTCCTAAACAGCCAAGCGTTACGGGTGTTGTCAAAACCCCTACGAGAATTTCCGACTCTGAAGACCGGCTCTGGTTCAGGGGCGCGGCCACCGTGTTTCGGGCGACCTCACGGGCTATGCCCACTTCGCATAATACACTTTCTTATGTAACCGTCAAGCGTTACTTTTTAGGTGGTCCGGCAATCAGTGCCGGGAGTATTCCTACCCCTTCTACCTTGCCCTCTTCTATCGCTATGATACCTTCCATGGTCGCGTTAATCTGCCCCGCCGGGTAGTGGAGTATCGCCCCGGCTACCTGGTTCGCTGCTTTGAAAAAGGCTATGTCCGCTTCGCCCTGGTTCGTTTGCTGCCCGAGTTTGTAGAGGTCCGCGAAGAACCGCAAGCCCGCCGGACCCTGGTAGCCGTACCCTTGCCCACCCGCTGCCACGTCGATAGCTACCCCGGCTTCCCGTAGCAGCACCATTTGCCCGAAAAGAAAATTAAGCTGTTCGCTGGCCAGCTTCTCACCCAAGCATTCTAAGTCATCGCCGCAACCGCCCTTCAGTAGTTCCTTCAACGCCACCGAAAACACAATGGGCACGGTATTGAGTAACAGCATATCGGTAGCCAGCATCGCTACCTGTGACGGTGACTTGAAGTTCGTACGCCGCACGGCTTCCACGTTAAGATTGTAGGTTGCGCTGAAATACGAATAAAAGTTGGTGAAGATTTTCTGTAGCGGGCTTCCACGTTGTACTTTCGCTAGGTCTTTCAGTTGCCCACCGGATTGGGAATCTAACACTGCCTGGTCCGCCAGTGCTGCCGCTTGTTCTTCAATCCGCGCCCGCTCGTCCGCTGTGGTCGCGTCCTGTAATTTCAATTCGTCGGTCGCCCGCTCGTAGGCACCTAGCCACGTGGGTATGTCCACCATGCGCTGCATTTTGCCTATCATGGTGAAGTAGCTCGCCTTGAACGCGCTAACCTTATCGCCCGCCCGTATGGTGTTAAGCACTTCGTTTATTTCCCGCTGCATGGTCCGGCCACGGTCCGTCATCAGTTTGGATTTACTGTTGACGAACTCGCCGCTGGTTATCGGGGACTTGGTGAACTGCTTCACCCCGCGCGCGATGTACTTACCCCCGACACGTACCCACGACTGAGCAAGCCCCGACGGTTGCAACAGGGCGGTAGTCACGCGCCACCCCATGCCCACCACGGTACTTCCAACCCG